TTACTGATCCGCGAGCGGTAAGGCAATGCCTGCCAGCGGCCCCAGCCTGATCGCATCATGCAAATGCTCAGGCGCGAGGTGGGCGTAGCGCATCGTCATGTTCAGCGACGCATGGCCCAGGATCTCCTTCAGCGTCACGATGTGCCCGCCACCCATGATGAAGTGAGCCGCAAAGGTGTGCCGCAGGATGTGGCTTGCCTGTCCGCGTGGTGGCTTGATCGAGGTCGAGAGCAGGACCAGACGGAACACGCCGATGCAGTTGGTGAACGGGCCGTGCGTCTGCCAGTGCTTCTTGATCGCGGCCACCAGCTCAGGCGTTACCGGGACCATCCGCACCCGCTTGGACTTGGTATTGGCGAACACCAGGGCATTACCTCTGATCCGCTCCGGTCGCAACGCTTGCGCCTCACCCCACCTTGCCCCGGTTGCCAGACAGATACGCGCCACCATCGCCGGATGCGGAGACGTGGTCCGCGCCTGGAGCGCATCGAGCAGCTCGGAGATCTGCGGCTTGGTCAGGTAGGCCAGCGGCCGCTCCTGCAGCCGAACCGGACGAATACGGGTGAACGGACAGGGATAGTCGATCACGTCGAGTTTATGCAGCTCGTTGTAAACGGCTTTCAGGTAGCCGAGCCGATTGTTCGCCGTCTTGCCGGTTACACCTGCTGCCATCCAACGTGCGCGCGTGGCAGCGATCTTTGCGCCATCGACCAGACGCGCCACCGGATCGCCCATCGCCTTAGCACACACGCGCAGGATCGCCACACGCCGAACGCCATCGGAGAGCGAGACGCCGTGAAGGTCGAACCACAGGTCGACCAGCTCTGACAGCCTGCGCTTGTCCTTTGGCCGCGGTGCCCAATCGTTCGATTCGCTGCACTTGGCCCGACAGGTCGCCTCGAAGCGCATCGCCTCGGCCTTGGTCTTCAGCGTCTTGCGAAACCGCTTGCCCTTTACCGGCTCAACATCGACCCGCCAGCGACCGTCAGAGAGCTGCTGGATCGCCATTAGACCGCTCTACCCCATCGGACATGGCGCTCTTGGAGCAGCGTCTTGATGTGCTTGTACAGGTCACGCTCGCTCATATCCTTGGCGGCGTAGTGGTCACGAATGACCGGCCAGCATTCCCATTCCTTCAGCCGATCAAATGCGGTCTTAGCGCCCACTCGCTCCCGTGCCAGCAGGCTTACGAAGTTTCCCAGGAACAGTTCCACGTTCTTGCCCGAGAAACCCCGCGAGGTCTTGTAGTAGCGCTTGTACTCGGTTTCATCGACCAGTGAGTCGACCGGCACATCGACACGAATGTCGTCGCGAATCAGCGTCCAGATCGGCTCGTACTGCCCGGGACGGTGCAACAACTTGAACTGGCACAGCCCGTAGCGCCACAGGCCGTCAAGGTGGCCCGAAAACGCTGCGTAAGAATCCGTCTCGATGGCCTCGCCAGTCTTTGCGCTGATCGAGCCACTGGCGAACTGCTGGATGACCGAGTGGTGATAGCGCAGCTCGATGCGCCATACGTCCGCTGCCGGATCGTAGTTATCAGGATCGGTCGAATCGAACGAATCACGGCGACGCCAGACGCTTTCCCAGAAGTCGAGCTTATCGGTCGCGCGAGCCTGCTCTGTCTTGTTGTAGATGCAGAGCTGAACGCCACCAGCTGAGCCAAACATGGATGTTTCGCCACGACCGTAGACGCTGGACTTGGTCGCCCAGTTGATTTCGTTGATGCCCGAGATATCCCGGTGCGTGCGCGCGCGACAGTGCAGCCGAGCCACCAGATCCACCGGAGGCTTCCAGCCCTGGAGATCCAGCGCCAGATGGACGGCGCACTGGTTGCGTTCGCGGTGCGTCATGACTGCCGCCGCGTAGTAGTCCATGCGCTCTTGCAGCCGTTCCGGCGACAGCGCGTCAATGGCGTGGGGTGACACCTCGATCTTCAGGTGTGGGCCGATCTGTTCCAGCTTGGCGTTGAAGTTCTTGATCAGCAGCACGAAGCCGAGATCGGCGTTCTGCAGCTTGTACTGGTAGCCCGAGTCCCGCCCTACCCGTCCGGCATGCCAGAACTCGCCAGCGAACTCGACCATGACGCCCGGCTTCTCGAACAGCGCCATGATTTCCGGGCGGATCAGCCCGCGATACAGCTGGCGGACCGTATCGACGCCGCAACGCAGCAAGCGAACGCCCGACAGGTCGGTCAGTTTGGCCGAATGGCTATCGAAGAACAGCCGTCCGTTTGGGGTTTCCTGAAAATTTTGGTCAACACGAATCTGATCTTTAACGCTCATTTTCTAATGCTCCAAATTGCAACGAATCGACACTGTTCAGTTGGGTTTATCTGACGTGTTACAGGGACGTCAGCGCGCGCGTTTGCACGCCGGCTCGTGCCTCGCCGCGCGTGCAAAGAGCGCAAGCGCCCGCGCGCTGACGGTCACCACAGGAATTGCCCCTTCTGGTATGGCACGACGGTCAGGCTCGGACCGTTGACCGGCTGCGCGGCAACAGGCAGGGAAGCCGGCATGGCCGCAGGCTGGGCGCTCTGAACCTGTTGCGTTCGCCCGCTTGCGGAGCGATCAGGCAGGGTCGGATCGAAGAAACCGTTCTCCACCACGCGTTTGCAGAAGGCGAAGTCGGTTTCCACTCGCGTGCTCTGCTGCGTGTAGCACTGGCACACCGTGGGCGTTCCGTTCACCACGGCGTGCGCCATTCGGCCGAACTCGCGGGCATAGGTGGCGGGGTCGGTGCTGGACATGCAGTAGAGCCGTGGGAACGACACGGGCTGGGTCAGCTCGTCGTAGATCGGCGCCGACGCCGGCACCTGCGGCACGCGGGGAACACGGCGGCCGATGTAGCTGGCGGTGCTTTCTGGCGCTTCAGATTTGCCGTCACCGACCGGCTTGATGAACGCACCAACCGTATCGCGCACCTGATCGACCATGCTCCCGGCCGGCGCGCTGCTGGTCGTTTCGAGCGCGGCTTTCTCAGTGTTGTAGCGCTCATAGGCGCGGTAGACGAGGATGCCGGCGCCGACGATCACGCACATCGCCAGGATGAACTTGGTCGGCACCTTGGTCTGGAAGTGGTGCTTTGCATTGGTGCTGGTGTAGGCGCCGAAGTAGCGCTTATCCAGGCGCAGCGATTTCTTGTCGGCGTCCTTGAAGCTCGTTTTCAGCTCGACTTTCTCTACGACGACTTCCGACTCGAAGCGCAGCAGCTGGGCGGACTTGAAGACGCGCCAGTAGTGAATGTGCGCATTGCACAGCCGGCGCAGGTGCACATCGAGGTAGCGCGGGTCCTGGGTGACGAGGTGCACTTCGTGACCCTGGTGGCGCATGGTCTCGAAGCGGGTGATGTGCTCCGGTGGCCGCGCGCGTGGATCGCGTGCGCCGAACCAGCCCTGCGCTTCGTCCACGACGATGATCGAATCGTTCGGCAGCTCGAACCACTTTTCCGGGTCCTCGAACGCAAACCACTGCGCTTGCAGTTGATCGGGCTTCAGGCCGTTGATGTTGTGGAAGTAGACGACGCGGCCCTCGGCGTGAGCCTTCTGATCGACTTCGCGGATCGTGTTTAGGGTCTTGCCGTGGCCGGGCTTGCCGGTGCGGATAACGAGCATGACGGCGCCTCCTTAGGCTTCGATGGAGGTGCCGCCCGGCTTGTGCCAGACCTGTGCACGTTTGCGGTCGGTGGCTTTGTCGATCCCGGCCAGGAGGAAGCGCGTCGAGATCGCGGCGAAGTACAGGTTGACCACCACATCGAACTTCGCCAGCCCGAGAATCCCCTGAATCACCGGTCCCACATTGCCCATCTGGGCAAACAGGTAGTCCTGCGCCTGACCGATGATCAGGTTGAAGCCCATGTAGGTGACGAAGCCGAAACCGATCATCTTGAGGACCATCTTCACCAGCGGCCCGAGCACGATCACCAGCATCTGCACGACGAATAGAAACTGCATCATTGACCTCCTACAGCGCGGCCCACGTAGAGGGCGGCAAGAACGGTAGCCACGGCCACGAACAGGCCGCTCAGGTCACTGGCGGCGCGGCACAGGGGTTCGTAGCTGAGCTGGAAGGTCCGCCCGCCTGCGGTGGTCAGGCTGAAGCTTTCGGCGGTCGGACAGGTGGACGGGAGAAAGCGGGTGCCCTGGTTGATGAAGGACGGCACGTCGATCACGCCAGCCCCCTCATTGAGCTGGAACTGATCGCCGGAAACCGCCGCTTCGATGGCGGGCTTGTGCTTCGGAAAGTCGGCCATTTCCTCGGCGTGGCAGAGCTGATCTTTCTGCTGGCGCAGTACCTCGCAATCGATCGCGTCGCCACTGCATGAGAACGCTGCATCGCAGGAGCCGGCAGACGCCGCACGCTCCGGCCCTTCTTCGTCTTCGCCTTCTTCGCTGCCATCCGAGGTGCAGCCGGAGCCGGTGCACTCCTTACTTTCATCGCCGGGAGTGCCATCGGCATTGGTGCCAGAGCTTGAGGTTTCTTCGGCGGTGGTCGAGGTACAGGGCTTGGTGCCGACGCAGACGGTCTTGTCGGTGGTGGTGCTGGTCTCGGTCTTGCTGGAACCATCCGGGTTGGTGGTCTTGGTGGTTTGCTCGGTCTTCGAGGTGTCTTCAAAGCGCGGCGCCGGCTTGCCGGTGGTGCAGTGCAAATAGTCACCGGCATTGTCGCAGTTGAGCTGGCCCGGCTCTTTCAGCGTCTCGGTACTGGTGCAGTTGCGCGACTGCGTGCCGTCCGCGTTGGTGATCCAGTCACCACACTGATTGTCGCTGGTGAACTGCGGCGTGGCGTCCGCTGGCGGCTTGGCCGGTGGCTGATCGAAGACGCTACCAGGGGGTGGGTTGTTCGTGGTGCATTGCGAGCCGACACCCTGGTAAACAACCTGGCAGTAAACGGAGTTCAGGTCCTTGCCGGCGGTGGTTTCCAGGAAGCGGTTGCAGCCTTTGACGGTTGCGGTGCGGTTGTACAGGCAACCGCTTTCGCAGATGGAGGACGGCGGCAGCGAAGGCGGAACGGACGGATCGAGGGAGCCGGCGTTGTACTCGTGGACGAACTCACCGGTTGCGGTGGCGCACTGGTCGGGCTCAGGGGCGACGCATTCGCCGGTTGCGGAGTTGTATTCGGTACCGATTGGACAACTGTCACCGAAACGAGATGCCGTAATTGTCTGGCTGCCAAACAAACCGCCAGAAGAATTATAAATTTTCCCTTCAACTTTTAACTGAGTGTCGGATGCCCAAGATCGAGATTGCTCAACCCATGTGCGTGAATAGGTGGAGTTGTAATGGCTAATGTATGCAGAAATAGCCGCCGATGCAGAATCAAAAGATCCGAGCGATGCATAAGAGTTTATTTGCCAAAAGTAATCAGCGGCGAGCGCGGGGTTCGCCAACAACGAAACCAGCGCAATGAATAGGCCGGCAATGCGCTTCATTATTAGATCCTCCCGAAGAACACGAGATAGAACGCCAGGGTGGTGAGGATCAGGACGTACAGTTCGTAACTCATGGCGTTTCCCTGGAAGAGAAAACCCCGCCGGAGCGGGGTTTGTTTGCTTCGGCACATGCAGTGCGCTAACCCCGGTTACAGGGCGCGGCGCATGTACTTGAACGCCATCGCGGCGATGATCACGGCGAAGACGGCCCAGCCGATGGTGCCGACGTCGGTACCCGCAGTATCGAGCGCGGTGGTGGCTTCGGCCGGGACTGCCGCGTAGACAGAGCCAGCAGCAGCCGAGAGAGCAACGGCAGCGCCGAGGCCGATTTTCTTGATGAAGTGCTTGTTCAGTTGCATGGGTGATACCTCACTGTTTCAGGGCTTTTTTCAGGACCAGGAAGCCGAACACGGTGGCGAACAGAACAATCGCTTCGCCTTGCAGCTCGGAGACTTGGTCCCAGGTCAGTGCAGAGCCGTAGAGGCTTTGCATCTCCTCGACCGTGAGGGCGACCAGCGAGCCGGAGCAGATGGGCGAACCATCGGCGCCTTGCAGCCAGTCACCGTCACAGGCGAGGAAATTCATTCGCCGGCCTGCTCGAGGTCGGCGGTTTGTTCGGAGGGTTCGCAGTCAGGGCAGACGGCGAAGTGGGGCGGCAGGCTGAGGTCGGGCAGCAGGTCGCTTTGCGGTGCGGGCAGCGCCATGAGCTTGCCCATGTCGTTTCCGCAGCAGTCGCAATACACCCGGTCATCGATCAGCATGGCCGCCCCTCCCGGTTAGTTGGCCTTGGCCGGGTCGCCGGCTTTGGCCTGGGGTTGAGCTGGGGTGCGCGGGGTTTCGGCTGCGGCGCGGGTCTGGACGGCTTCGAGCTGGAGCGCCAGATTCTTGCCCTTGTTCTGGCCACCACGGGCAATCTCGAAGTGGATGCGCACCAGTTGCAGCGGCTCGAACTTGGCGCCGGCTGCGAAGATCTCGTCGGCTACTTCGTCCGCTGCTGCCATGCCGATGATCGACAGGCCGTGTTCGGTCTTGCCGTCCGGCTCATCGCCGTAGAAGACCTTGATGTACTTCTGGCCCGCTTCACCGTCGAAGCGTTGAGTGCCGAGAAATGCAACTTCCATAGTCGAACGTGCCATTTGTGTTTCCTCTCTCTAGTTGCGCTTTATTGCGCTGCTTTGCTTTCTGCAGGCCGAGCGATCCCGAACGAGTGAAAAAAAATTTCACTGCGACCGGCTTGTTACTTGGCTTGCGGGTTAAATCTGTAGCTCTAGTTATACGCTCTTGAAACGGTCTTTTTTCATACCCAAGGAATTATCAAGTTGCGTGGTTTATTGACATGAATAGCGACGAATCGACACTTACCCACCACGCTCAAAACAAAATTAATTAATAAACCTCACTCTCTAAACACCAAGGGCTTCGCCCTTGTCATCCCACTCTCGCCACCGAGGGCTCGGGAGCGCGGGAGGGAAAAGCGCTCCCGCACTCACGAGCGGAGGCTGTTTCGGTTCGTGCAGGGTCAAGGGTGCGCTCCGCCCGTGCTTCCGTTCGCCGGATCGGTGAAGCGTGATCCGACGAGCCGGGAGCGCGGCCCTGGACTTGGACAGGTCGCGCGGGGCTGGCGAGCTGGCTCAACACGTAGCCGCCCCACTGCTTGGCTATCGCGTCCGCAATACCCTGGTAGGTACGCGAACGGTTCTTCCAGCGGTCCGGCCCCGGTGCCATGTAATGCACAGTCGGCTCGCGACCGTCGATGATCTCGGTCGGCACCAGGAGCGGCAGGTTCTGGAGCCAGAAATGCGTTTCCTTGCGTTCGCCATGACCGAACATCCACGGCTGGATGATCTGGTCCGGTTTGCGGATCTGGCTAGAGATAACGGACTTCGGGTTTTCGAGCGCCTTGAAAGGGATCGGCGCAGCAAGCAGCTCACGCACAAAATCCAGGGCGCGCTCTTGGCGACCATCAGCGATCTTCTCGGGAAACCAGCGGGCACCTGAGGTAGCGAGGTCGGTGCAGGGCGGATGGGCAATCAGCAGATCCCACCCCCAGTCGAGCACTTCCAGCACATCACCCTGGATGTGCTCGCCTTCGGTTTCGGATGGCAGCAGGTCGCAGCTGACGGCGTAGAACCCGGCGCGGGTCAGCGCATCACGAACGCGCCCGGAGAACTCGCAGGCTACGAGAGCAGTTGGCTGTCTCATGCCATCACCCCACAAGCTCGAACGGTTCGTGAATCGGTACGTAGGGCGTTGGCTTGCCCGAGTCGTAGATAACGCTCCACCACTTCGCGGGGCGGGCGGGTGGCGTGTGTTTCTCGCAGATAAAGGCCGGTTCCACTGTCCAGTCCGAGAGCAGAGGCTTCCAGGTTCCACCGACGCAGCCCATTTGCAGCGTGCGAATCGGCCGCGCATATGCGGGGCGGCATAGGACGCATGGTGTGGACCGGGAGAGAGCTGGTTTCGCCATTTCTCGTCTGGACCAGCAGACAGAGCAGTCGCAGTCCTGGGCGTGCGGAAGGCGTTGATAGCTGGCCGGCTTCTGCAT